CTCGGCAAGCAGCTACAGTCTAATGTAGTACCTATAAAAGAGAGGGCATAACATATAAAGGTTTTAATATATATAGAATATGATATATATTGATTACTTGAGTAGATGTTACACAACCACACACACACGCTATTGTTGTATTATTACAACAGATTAGTCAGTGCATACTCACCATATCTAGTGGTATCGATATAAAGTAGTGAGGCCTATTACTAATCTAACCTAATCAATAAGTTAGGCTATAACGTTAATGTGCCAAATCTGACATAATCAGGCGCGTACATTAACTATCCGTTATAACCTTATGATAACTAAGCATTGGTGCACTGCGCCATTTGCTACATAATAGGTATTATGCGAAGTGTGCGATGCAACACAAACACAAGTGGCTCAAACCATACGATACTATATCTAGTATGTCGAAAATCTGACCCCACTAGATATGGGGTGGGGGCCGTGGGGGGTTCGGTTTTGCGGGAATTAATATGATATCCCCCACCTCTATTTTCCGGATAAAAACATGACCTTTATCGAACTCTTACAAGCGCTTGAACGTGACAGGTTATCTCCGGTAATTAATTCGTTTCACCAAACGCATGATTTGAAATGGACGGATATTGATCCGCCGGAAATCATCAAGGAATTGACTGTTGAACTGGAACCCTTATTGAGAAAATTTTATGGCAGGACTACTTGAACCTTATGGCGGCGTTGCTGGTTTACAACAACGTCTAAAAACAGGCAATTACCCAGAACAGCAAAAAGGGTTATTGGGTGATATGTCGTTTCTTGATCAGCTTGCTTTGGCCGCAGCACTTATCCCCGTAGTTGGCGATGTTGCAGGCGCAGCAGCAGACACCAGCATGTACATGAACGACCCATCCTCAAGAACGATGGGTAATTATGCGATGTCTGGGTTAGGCATGCTTCCGTTTGTACCTTCAGCCGGGATCATCAGAACACTGCGGCGCACAAAATCTATCACTGGACATGAGCTAGGAGCCACCTATCGGTCTAAAAACTGGAAGACTAACTATACGGTCGAAGCTATCCACGATAATGGCGATGTAACAGTTCGTTGGGCGGACGGCCATAAAACGACTCATCAAACACCTGTAGGCAAGGACAAGAAGGTTAGTCCATAGAAATAATAGTGTCACTCATCAAAACCATAAACGACCTCGAACACAACAAAAAATATTTTAAGCTCCAGTTTTTTGAACCTTACGACTACCAGAAAAAATACTATTCCTTAAAAGGGGCCAATGGACGTGTAGCCAACGCGAGGGCGTTAATCTCGGCGAATCAAATCGGGAAGACACTAGGCGAGGGCGCTGAGGTCGGTTATCACGCCACGGGTCTTTATCCTGACTGGTGGGATGGGGTCAGGGTCAATCCGAATCCTAAAATTGTCTGTTCCGGTAAGAACTCTTACCGCACCCGTGATTTGATCCAGTTTGAACTGTTAGGGACTCCGGATAAGGACGACAAGATCAATCTCGGAACGGGCTGGATACCGAAACACCTGATCCACAAGATTGATCGTAAACCCGGTATCCCCGGCGCTGCGGAAAAAATCTACGTTAAAAGAAATAACGGCATGGAGTTGGCCTCGATTCTGTTATTGGGATATGAAGACGGGCCGGGAAAGGTCATGGGGGAGCGCATTGACTACGGCTGGCTGGATGAAGAATCTCCGATAGAAATCTGGTCGCAGTACGTCCGGGGGACGATTGCCACGAACGGCTTTTTAGCCCTGACCGCTACTCCTGAAGACGGCATGACGGAACTGATTTATAAATTCATGCATGAATGTCCTGACAGTTACGCGATGATGGTGGCGACGTGGGAAGACGTGAACAGAGACAACCCGAAGAACAATGGCAGGGGGCATCTCACGAACGAACGGATCAAGGAGAAGCTCGCAGAAACCCACCCGGCGGAAAGAGAATTAAGATCGCAGGGTATCCCATTAGCGGGTGACTCGATGATCTTCCCCGTCCCAGACGATCAGATTGCCTGTGATCCGTTTAAAATCCCTGACGACTGGTATGAAATTCTCGCGGTTGACTTTGGCGGCGATCATCCTTTCGCAGTTATAAAATACGCTTTTGATCCAAACGGCAAAAAGAAAACCGCTTATATCGTGGATGCACAGAAACACCGGCGCATGACGATCTCACAGGAAGCCTCGATTATTAAAGGCATGGGGGGTGACAAAATTCCCGTTGCATGGCCTCATGACGGCAATAAACAGGACAAACAATCCGGTAAACCGATTGCCGATTTATACCGGGATGAAGGCGTGGAAATGTTAGACAGGTGTTTTTCCAACCCGCCTGAACCATTCAAAGAGGAAGGCTCCGGTGGTCAGGGAATCGACGCCGGACTCAAGAAGATGTACTGGGCCATGACCGAGGGACGCTTTAAAGTTTTTAGAAATTTAACGGACTGGTTCAAGGAGAAAGGTTCTTATCATAAAAAGGATGGACAAGCCGTTGCGATCAATGACGATCTGATGTCTGCCTCGCGTTACGGCTATATGTCTGCACTCGACAGTAATGACGATTTCCGTTTTGCGGAATGTATCAAAAAGAAAACCGATTTTTTCAAACCCATCAAACCCGATTACCGGGGAATTGTATAGGAGAAGTTTATGGCTACTCAAAGGGGCGCAAAAAAAGATGAAGTTACCGAGGAAGCTCCCGACGTTGTGGAAACTGCTGCCGAAGTCGTGGATTACGATGCGATTAAAAAACGGATCGCCGAACTCAGGGCCGAAGCCGCAAAAAACAATACCGCAGAAAAAGCCAGAGAGCTTTTAGCGCAACTCCCGAAAACCAAAACCGCAAGTCAACTGGGCGCCAAGCCAATGGATTACGCGGTAAGAGTGATGGCCGCTCAAAGTTCTGATAATGACATTCTATTGTCATTGGCAAGGGTGCGACGCGCATTAAAAAATCAGGGCTACGGGTTACAGGAAACAGATGACACTGTTTCACAACTGGAAGAGGCGTACAAGATTTGAAAAAAGATGAGTTAATCTCACGCATTAATGCGCTTTCTGCCAACGCCATAGGCGGGGATGAATCCGATCTCTCCAACGAACGCGCTCAAGCGATGGATCACTACTATGGAAGACCTTACGGTGATGAAAAGGAAGGCCGGTCTAAAGTCGTCTCAAGGGATTTATCAGAAACCGTAGACTGGATTATGCCTTCGTTAATGAAGGTATTTTTACAAAGCGGAAACGTGGTGGAGTTTCTTCCGACAGGGCAGGAAGACGAAGAGCTGGCCCAGCAGGAAACGGACTACACCAATTATGTGATGTTGGAACAAAATGACGGGTTTCTTTATCTGCATGATTGGTTTAAAGACGCGCTTCTTTTAAAGAACGGCTATGTCAAGGCCTATTGGGAAGAAAAGGAAACCTCTATGGTAGAACGGTATAAGGGACTCAGTATGGAAGAGGCCACGTCATTGTTTCATCAGTATGAAATGGACGGGGCGGAAGTGGAGGTCTTGTCTCAGGAAGAACGGGTTGAAGGTGTCATGTTACAGGGGCAGCATGTTGATCTGCCGGTGGTTGATCTGGCGCTTCGCGTGAAGAAGAAGGAAGGGAAAGAGTGTATTGAAGCGATCCCCGCTGAAGAAGTCAAAGTCTCCAAACGTTCCAGAGGGAAACTGAACGATTGTGATTATGTCGAACACTGTACGAAAAAGACCCGCACTGCCCTCATTGAAATGGGGATGGACAAGAAGTTTGTTGAAAAACTCGCCTCTGAGTCCGGCGAAGAGAACGACGAGGAAGAATGGTCGCGGGACTCTACCGATGATGTGTCACGTTACACGAATGAATCCATTGATCCGTCAATGGACGAAATAGAATACCGTGAAGTTTATTGTATGGTTGACTACGACGGTGACGGGGTAGCGGAAAAAAGAAAAGTCGTACTCGTTTCAAATCAAATCCCCGACGGGGACGACTGGAACCACGAAATTGATCATTTCCCGATCTACTACTGTACCCCAAAGCGGATGCCGCACCGCCATATTGGGGAATCGCTGGATGATGAACTTCAGGATTTACAACGAATCAAGACCGTCCTTGAGAGGGCTTTATTAGATAATACTTACGCCAATACGAATACCGAGTGGTTAGTTAACGAACGTGTCAACCTGGATGACTTTTTAGTCTCAAAACCACACGGGGTCAAGCGTATTGCTGACAAACACCCTATCGGGGATTGTGCGGTCGCTGTTCAGAAACCCAATATTCTTTCCCACGTTCTTCCGGTTTTACAACACATGGATCAGATCAAGGCCAACCGTACCGGCGTGAATCCACCTGTGACCGGGGTTGATCCGAATGTTTTAAAGGAAGTCCGCGAAAAAGTGGCATCTGATAATCTGGATAAAGCCAACGCGAAGATCGAAATGATCGCAAGAATGTTGGCGGAAATCGGGGTGAAAGACCTGGCTAAAGGCGTCCATGCCGACATTCTTAAATATCAGGACAAGGCCAAAGTCATTAAATTAAGAAACAAATGGACTACGATTAATCCTCAAGAGTGGAAAGACCGCACTGATTTAAAGGTCACTGTCGGACTTGGAAACGGGAATCGTGAAGAATTGAAAGATACGGTAAGACTAATCGCCGAAGCTCAAAGCACCTTGATGAACTTTGGTCTGGTTGGCCCGAAACAGGCGTTTAATGCGTTTGTGAGGCTTTCCAAAGCATTAGGTGAAGTTAATCCTGAGTCTTACGCGATGAACCCAGACTCTGAAGAATTCAAACAATTCATGGAAGCGCAGAAGAATCAAGAGGGATCGAATCCATTAGCTGAGGTTGAGATGATCAAACAGCAATCCCAGCAACAAATCGCACAGATGAAGGAACAATCCAGACAACAGACCGAGATGTTGAAGTTACAAAGCGACCAACAGAAACAACTCATGGAAGCACGGCTTGATTATCAAGAGAAACTCCAGAAACAAAACATGGAATGGATGATGCTCCAGTTCAAGGAACAGCAGCAAAACCACAGAACGATATTAACGGAAGAAATCAAGGCGATGGTAGAAGGGTATAAAGTTGATGTTGGCAAGAAAGGAATAGGAGGCGAATTTGACGCCTGAAGAAGAATTACAGCGCGGGTCAGAAGCGCGGCAGTTATTAAACAATCCGATTTTTAAAGAGGTTATGGACAGTATCCGTAACGAATTGAATGATTTGTCTGACATGGTAGACACGACCGATCACAAATTATGCGCCGATGTGATCATGCGAAAGCAGGTGTTTAATTCCATTGAAGGAAAAATAAAACAAATGATTGATACAGGAAAGATGGCGCAAATGCAAATGGAAGCTGAAATTAAAATGAACAAACCGAGAAAGTTTGAAAGATAGTCCCTAACCGCAAGGCGGGACACGTCACAGCCGGGAGGCTCTGACAACAGGGGGTGCACCCCCTTCCCATTGACGGAGTAAGTTATGATTGGAGAAGCTACCCATGAGGGCGCAACCGAAGAAGAAATTGATGAAAAAATAGATGCATTACTGGAGCCTGCTACCGACGCGCAGGAAGAAGAGACTGGAGAAGTCTCTGGACAGGAAGAAATTGATGAAAAGCCCGAAGAGGATTCTGAGGGTGAGGAAACCGAAGAAGAAGCGGGAGGCAGCACGCTGACCCTTTCCGAAATCGCGGATGTTTTTGGTGTAGACGAAAACCTTTTAGAGTTAAATGAAGAAGGCAAGGTCGTCTTTAAAACAAAAATAGACGGGATTGAAGGCAAAGTAAGTCCGGCAGATGCGCTTAAAAGCTACCAGCTAGAAGGCCACCTTAACAAACAAAACATGGAAGTGGTTAACCAGCGCAAGGCGTTAGAAGCCGAGCGTCAACAGTTCCAACAGGAACAAACCCAGAAAATCCAGCAACTTGAGGACACTCTGGCCCTTGCTGTTACACAGCTTAACCATGATTTCCAGCGTGTAGACTGGGGATCCCTGAAAGTCTCTGATCCGCAGCGGTATCTTGTTTTAAAACAGGAATATCAGGACAGGCAGGCTTATCTTCAAAATTCCTATCAGACACTTCAACAGGCGCGTCAGCAGGAAACACAGCAACGTGCTCTTGAATTCAAGGAGAAGTTAACGACGGAATACCAGAAGTTAAGATCATCTGTCCCCGGATGGGATGACGATAACAAGTTTGAACAGGGTAAAAAAGAAGTCCGTGATTCCTTAATCAGTGATTACGGGTTTTCAGATCAGGAAATCAACTCCGCGATTGATCACCGTTTGATCAAAATGGCGCATGATGCGATGAAATTCAGGCAGCTTGAAAAAGCCAAGCCTGCGGTCATCAAGAAAATCAAGCAAGCCCCGAAGGTCGTTAAAAGCGGCCCCGTTAATCAACCGGATGCGGGCGATCTGAAAAAATCCCTCGAACTTATCAGAAAATCAGGCGGAGAAAAAGGGCTGGACGACTACCTCGAAAAGAAGCTGAAAATAAAATAAGGAGGTCGTTATGGCCGTTGTAACCAATTCATTTGACTCCTACGAAGCTGTAGGAAACTGGACGGACATTCAAGATGTCATCTATGACATTAGCCCGACTGGACATTCGGTCCTTTGATGTAGGCAGTACACGCTGCATCAAATGATAACGGGGTGAATTCGGGGGACATCCTAACAGGTAATGCTGAGGGCAATCCCGAGCCAAGCATTGAGCGAAAGCTCATTGAAGGTGTAACGACTAGAGGACGAGTCTACAGGCAGTATCATGGCCATTGTGATTGGTGTGAAACTTTCATATCAAAACGATGGAGTGATACAAAAGGTAAAAAGCATCTTTTTTGCTCTAAAAGCTGTTCTGGTAAATACAGCGCGGCACATAGAAATTATAGAAGATGGAAGAGCCCGCCAATGACAGTAATTTCCTCCACGAGCGCCCCGCACGAAAGTGATGATATAGTCTGAACTGTATAGAAATATACAGAAGTGGCATTTAAATGGTGCCGCGATAACATATTGGAAACCCCGTTCCTTTCCAAGATACCGAAAGGAAAATCTTTAAACCGCGTTCACCAGTGGCAGAAGGATTCTCTTGCCTCAGCAAGTGGCTCAAACTACGTTGTTGAAGGTACGACTTACGCTGCTGACGCACTTACCGCGACTACATTACTGAATAATGTCTGCGGTATTTCCGACAAATCCCCGCAGGTCACAGGTTCGCAGGAAGCAATCAAGCATTATGGCCGTGGCTCTGAAATGAAGTATCAGACCAAGAAAGCCATGAAGGAACTGAAGCGTGACGTGGAAACCAACCTTTTGCAGAATGTCGCAAAAGTGACTGGTGACGCATCAAGTATTGCCCGCAAGATTGCCGGTCTGCAAACATGGGTTGTCACCAATCAATCCATTGCCACAGACGCGACTGCTGCGACAGGTGATGGTTCTGATGCCCACACCGATGGTACCGCCCGCGCTCTAACAGAAGCCATGTTTGAAACTGTCCTGGCTTCCTGCTGGACGAACGGCGGCAAACCGACGAAGGCTTATCTGAATTCTTTCCAGAAGAGAAAGACAGCCACCTTCTCCGGTAACTCCACCCCGTATCACGACAAGATGTCAAAGAAAGTCGTGAACTCGGTCGATATTTACATTGATCCATTGGGTAATGAAGTCAGTATGATTCCTGATCGCTTTGCGCCCACTGACGTTGTGTATTTTGTCGATCCGGAGTGCGTCAAGTGGTGTCCGCTGCGTGATTTCCGCGTACTGGACATCCCGAGACAGGGTGACTACACGGGCAAACTGTTGTTAGTGGAAGGCACATTAGCAGTGGGCAATGAAGCAGCCCACGGTATTGTTGCGGATTTGACTACCAGTTGACAACCAGTTAATTCTAACCGGGGCGGTTAACGCCGCCCCTTCTTTGGAGAAAAAACATGAAACGCATTTTTTTACTTTTGTTATGTGCGATTGTGTCTCTGCCTGTGTATGCAGTCTGGGTGACTAAAAACAACGTGGACGGCGGCTGGACATTGACGGACGGCACAACCGATGCGCTGACTGTAGATGCCAGTGGTAATGTCGTGAATGACATTACCCTGAATGTGCCTGATAACGGCGGTAACGCCAATGTCCAGAACCAGTTTGTAGGTGTCCCCAAGATTGTTGGGTGGTCTGTTGGCGCGTCAGTAAATGGAACTGCACAGACAGTGACAGGGTACATTGATGAAACCCCGGCTGGCGAATGGGTGGCTACGGCCAATATGACTTCGGCAACCGATTCCACCAATTACCGTAAAGGGTCTGCATCGTTAAAACTAACAGTAGGGGCAACCCCGGTTGATGGTAATGGTGCTGACAATACCTTAGTTGGCGGCGATCAGAACTGGTCTGCCGATGAGTCTGTCGGTATGTGGATGATGTGTGATACCACGACCTCCGCAGGCGACTGGGTACTGGAAATTACGGACTCTGTTGCGGGTGCAACGGAAGTCAACTTCCCGGCCCTTGCTACCGCTGACAAGTGGACATGGATTGAGATTGACATTTCCGGTGTCGCAGATGTGTCCAAAGACATCATCCAGACTCTGGGTATTGACCTATCTACTGCGGGCGCAGCCGCATTAGGTAATGCTGTATGTAATTTCGATTACATGTACAAGTGGGATGGCGCAGATGAGGAAGCCTTAGGCCAGGACATCTATGAAGATGGCGTGGTTGCAGCGTGGGCAATGGTGACTGCTACTGGCGGAAACCGTATTCCGCTTGTGATTACAGAAGGCACAGACTTTCTGATCCATTACGAGACAGGCAATGATTTTTTTATTGCTATCACCGACCAGTCAGGCAACTCCGTTTGGGGCATGGCTGCACTTGAGTAATCTATAGGGGGAGTTTTCTCCCCCTTTTCTTTTGGAGAAAAATATGAGAAACATCCCAAGAGTGGCCGATTGGCACCAACTGAACCGTGAGGCGGACAATACCCTAGTCGTTATTGATCGCCCGGCGGCGGGTGACGGCAACCGGCATTACTTAACAAGTTTAAACGCCTCGTTTGATTCAACCGGATTAGCGGAAGTCAATGTGGCTGGGTTATCAAGTGTAAACAGCGAGAGCAATGACGGTGTTTATGCACTGGATTTAACCGACACAGGCGTACTTGATCTGACCGGCGATGTATTCACCGTAGCAGGTCATGGCTTTGCTAACGGCGATAAAGTCCTGTTAAACATGAACGGCGGAACTGCGCCAACCGGGCTGGTTGCGAATACCGCGTACTGGATTGTTAGCGTATCAGGAGATGATTTTGCTCTTGCTGCAACCAAAGGCGGATCAGCAATCAATATGTCCGGCACACAGGCCAGTTTCGGTACCAGTGCAGACATTATGCGCGTAGGCCTATCGTTCTTTGTCTATGACCATTTTGAGATGGAATACACCTGTCCTTTAGAAGGTGCGCCGAACCGTGATTTGATTGTCACATTAGGCGCAGTCGCGTCTGTACAAGGACTTTTAAACGTATCCGGATATGACCGATAAACGGGACGTAGAACGGCGTGAAAATGTCGTTGAGTATTCCGTTCTAGATCAGGACAAGATTCACGATGTTACCACGCAGGACATTGAACCTGATCTGGAGTATGCCAAGTCTTTAAGAGACTCCACGTCAGAACATCGTAAATACGGCAAGACCACGTTTGGTTGTGTCCACGCCGGACATATCCCTGAAGTGATGGTGTTAAAGATGCTTCGTGGTCAATGTTGTTCTGATGGAAAGACATACGATGTCTTGTCCAGTGATCAGGAGGAAGTCCGGCGGGCCTATTTACATATTCAATGTTGTCATAAGGAATATCTAACTGTGCGCGGTAAGCCGTTTGCTAAAAAGA